AAGTGAAAAGCGCTTGAAACCTTATGAATAAAGGGTTTTGAGCGTTTTTTTGTTTTTATAGATATTTTAAAAATCGCATAGAATAACATATTAAATTTAAATTAGGTAAACAAAATGTAAACATGGTGAACAAAGAAATCTAAGATGAATAAACGTTAATTGCAATTTCTTCATCTCGTTCTTCCATTTCTTTTAATACATGTGAGTAGTGATCAAGTGTTGTTTGAATATCTGAATGTCCTAAGCGTTTGGAAACAGAATGAATATTAGCACCTTTGTAGATTAAGACACTGGCATGTGTATGTCGTAAACCATGAATGGAAATATGCTCGATCTCCAATGCATCAAGAGTTTTTCGTAATAATTTATTAGCACCTTCATTTGTTACGGTTTTAATAGCAGATTGCCTATAAAAAACCAAATTGTTTTCGTTTTCTGGTAGAGCTAATATTAATTTCTTAAATTCATTCATAACTTTCTTATCAATGGAAATTTTTCTTTCTGATTGTTCATTTTTTAAGGAGCTAAATCCAGTTCCTCTTTTGTAGTCCCATGCTCTATAAACTTTTATTTGGTTCGTTTTAAAATCAAAACAATCTATTGTTAGTCCTGTTAACTCACCAAAACGAAGCCCTGATACAAGCCCCAATAAAATTAAATGGTAAGTGCTTGTGGAAGGCGATAAACGATTAAATAATTCATTATATAGTTTAACACTATCATTATAATTCAGGTGTTTATCTTCACTCTTTTTAGCGTTATGAGTAGCGTTTAATTCCACTTTACGAGTGAAGTCTATCGTTATATATCCTTCCTCAATTGCATCTTTTACACATGCTCTGATGTGTGTATTAAGCTTTCTAACGGTCTCCCTTGATTTACCTTTACCATATTCATTTAAAAACACTTGGTAATCAGCTCGAGTGATTTTCTGAATCGGTTTATCTTTGAAATGTTCCTTAACACGTTCAACAGAATTTGAATAACGGTTGTAGGTATTAATGTGTTTGTTGGATTTATACAATTCAATCCATTCTTCAAAGTAACTCGCAAATGATTTTTCTTTTACAATTACCTGATTACCTTTTTTTAATAATAGTTCTTTTTCTGTTGCAGCTATTTGTGCTTCTCTTTTAGTCGAGAAACCACCTTTTGAAATAGGTTTCCTTTTCCCATCTACATAGTGATTAATCATATATTGCCATGTGTTACCTCGCTTTGTGTAACTTGCCATAATATATTTTCTCCTTCCATACGTATAAGAAAAGAGCAAGACATTAAAGTCTGCTCTATGTATTTTAAAATGGTGGATCCTCATTTATAGGCATTCTTTGATTCCACTCATTTAAGTAGTGATGAAACAAAAATGTTGAAGGATTTCCACAGTTATGACAATAACGAGCATTTCCTGATAATTTTGTTCCACAAGATTCTGCTATAAGATTTTCTTCGTTCTCAAATGGATTACGATCATATACATTTGCACATTCATTTACCAAATAAGCTGAACAAACATTACAGTAATTCCCTTCATAATCTAATTCTTCATTCTGACAACGTGGACAAGTCTTTGCACGTCCTTGGTGATTAACTTCTACAACTACAGGATATTTCATTTCAAATTCATCTCCAAACTTATAAATAGTTTTTTTTAATGATTTATTTCCACAACAAGTGCAATAAGTTGGATTATCGATGGTGTAATGAACTCTGCAATTCTTGCAAAAATATCTATTGTTAACCTGATGTAAAAAATCTTTGAAACCTAATTTTTCAGCATAATCTTTTGAATAGCCTATACCGTATTCACGAACACCTTTGTATAAAAAACGGAATATATTTTGAGCAGCTTCACTACTAACTTTACATATATGCTCAATTATTGAAGGATCTTTTTCCTCAAAATGAAATATAACATGTGGAGGGGCAATTAAATTTCTAGCAAAACAATTGGCTTCTTTTTCAAAGGCTATATAATTTTCATTTGAAATGCCATTTCTTTGCATAATATTGTGCCCATATATTTCATGATGTTTTAAAGCATAATGACCTAATTCATGAGCAAGTGTCCAACGTTTTCTACCTTCATTTTCAATAGTGTCATTATAATAAATACGATATTTTCGATTTAATTCGTTATAAACACAGCAACCATCTTCACTACCTAAGTCTTCACATACTTTCTCTATTGATAGTCCCATTTTTTTTGAATACCACGAATATGTTTTAATTTCCAAGTCGTCAAAAATTTTTTTGAATTTCATTAATTTGATTGGTAATTCTTTTTTGTCTAAACAATTTATAAATTCGATGGCTTTTTCTTCGGCTAGTTTATAATTAGGTCTATATGTCCTCATCCTCGTCTTCATCTTCATCAAAAGCCTCCACAAATGATAACTTTAAAATTTTCATAGCTCTTTCCCAATCATCATCACTCATTTTAGTTTTTGCCCGCTGAATTACTTTCAATTCTTCAGAATCAACCTTATCGTTGAAGGATTCACTTAATCCAAGGATATAGTCTGTAGATACTCCAAAAATTTCAGACATAGCTACAATTATGTTTCCAGGTGGAATTATTCTTCCTGCCTCATAATTAGCGATATTTGTACGTTTCATCCCCAATAAATTGGCTAATCCTTCTTGAGAATAACCACTATTTTTACGACAGATCTTTATTCTTTCGGCAACTAATAAATTGTCGAACTTAGTCATTTTTTTATCCTCCAAAAAATTTTTTATAAAAATGACGTTTTTGTAGTTGACGTGTTTATTAATGACGTGATAGTATGAGGGTGTCAATTAAAAGCACAAAACGAAAGAGGTGAGAAATATGCCTAACGATCTTCGTAGAGAGCGATTTAGATACTATCGTCGATTAAACAACGTCTCCCAACGACAGCTTTCAATTGATATGAATGTGAGTGATAGTCACATTCGGAATATTGAAAGTGGAAGAGGTAACCCAGACGTCAAATTGTTATTTAAATTAGCTAAATATCTAAATACTTCTCCAGAAGAGCTATTTCCTGATTTAGCTAATACTGATTCATCTAACATTGATTAATGCTTACGTCATTATTATAAACCGTCATTTAAAATAACGCAACGGAAAATAACGAAAAAAAAAGGGGGTTTTTCAAATGCAATTACAAATCATTAAAAGTGAAATGTTTAACAATGTATCTTGTGATTTCTACCAAAACCAAAACAATGAAGTATTTATGACAATCAACCAACTAGCTCAGGCTCTTGAATATGCAGATCGTAGTGGTGTGCAAAAGATTGTAAATCGTAATGAGTATTTAAAAGAAATTGAATTTTCAACAGAGGACAATTTGTCCCTAGTTGAAGGGAACAGAAAAGTTGAACGAGAAGTTCGCATTTTTACTGAGGATGGTATCTATGAAGTAACAATGTTATCCAAACAACCGAAAGCTAGAGAATTTAGAGCTTTTGTCCGCAAGACACTTAAAGCTTTACGTAAAGGTGAAATGATTCTAGTACAACCACAAACAGTTGACGCAGAACTAGAAATCAAACGTATGCGAGCAGAAGCAATGTTAAATAACAGCCGTACTAAGCAAGCTAAATTGATTTTGGACATGCAGAAGAATAAAACGTTATCTACAATCGCAATTGAGCTATTACAGATAAATGCGTTGGAAGTTTTAGGGGACAAAGCAATTGAGCATCGACCAGAAGTTGAAAAATCTTATAGTGCTACAGAATTAGGTAAGGAATTTGGTGTATCAGCCCAAAAAATTGGTAAATTAGCTAACGCCCACAATCTTAAAACAAATGAATATGGCTACTTTGTTTTGGACAAGTCACCTTATAGTAACAAACAAGTTGAGTCATTTCGTTATTACGAAAGTGGTAAAGAGAAGATTCAAGAGTTGCTAGGAGTAGGTTAAATGCAACAACTTCAAGTTAATTTAACTGTTCCTGTACCAGATGAGTATGTGTTAATCAATCGAGTTGAATACGAAGAATTACAAACTCATTCTCTACATGGTGTCTATTGGACAATGGTTGATTTAGAGAATCGTATTGGAAAAAAGCAAGTGTGGATTAAAGATAATATTTTGTATCCGCAAAAGTTCAAAAGACAGTTAGATGTTTCACAAGGTGGATTTGTTTATTATCCAAAAGCTAAAGGTGAAAAATGGAGCTTCTTAGCTTCTAAGATGTCTCAGTTTTTAGAAGATAACTTTTACACAATCTTTAAAGGGTAGGTGAAACCAAATGAAAACAACCAACCTAGAGTGGCGAGCAGAAAAATCTGATGATGGCAGAACAGAAAAATTGCGTGAGGCAATTATGAAAACCGTTGCTATGTGGTCAGCAAGATGGGCTCAGGTAAAGGCGGATGAATCCAATGAACATTAAACCAGTGCCGGTTGATTTAGTAGGAGAAGCACTAACAAGCAATGTAAATCCACTATTTGAATTACACCAAATTGCTTTATATCTTCCAATAAACGTTTTAGTAGACGTTAAACAGCGTATAGGTGACTGGCTTGCCAGTGGTGGCAAAGAAACAGATCCATATATTAGGCAACAAATCGCCTATGCAAAGAAAGTTTATGCAGCTTTGAGGGGAGGTGAAATAGGGTGAACAAATACTCAGGTGAGTTTTATGTTCAAAGTGATGGAAGCGATAAAGTTTTTGTTGGTGATCACGTTCGTTGCAGCTACAGAGCTTCAAACGGTGGTGGCTGTTGGCATGGTGAATTAACGCGTATAACATCGAGAGGCATTTATATTGATGTGGGCAATAAACGTGATAAATATGTGTGCTTTGCCGATATGCAAGAATTATCTTTAACAGTTTGAGGGGGAGGTGAGTGAAATGCGAAATACATTGGGCGATTTAAACAACCATTTATTTGCACAGTTAGAGCGTTTAAGTGATGAGGATTTGAAGGGACAAAAATTAACTGAAGAAATCGATCGTGCTCGAGCAATAACAAGCGTTGCTAATCAAATTGTATCGAATGGAAGTTTGGTGTTACAAGCACAAAAATTTCACACGGAATTCGCATCTAAAGAATTACAAAAACCAAAAATGTTGGAAGGGTGAGGTTATTGCGACATACCTGGACGCATGAGCAAAAAGAGTTTTTACGTGAACACTATCCATCAAATAGTCAAAGGGATTTGCTGGTTTTATTCAATCAACATTTTCAATTAGACATCAATCTAAAACAATTAAAATCTTGCTTAACAAATCACAATATTACAAGTGGTCGCACTGGTTATTTTGAGATAGGCAGCACTCCAGCTAATAAGGGTAAAAAATTCCCTGGCCAAATAAATAAAACTTCTTTTAAAAAAGGTGACACGCCAAAGAATTATAAACCTGTAGGTACTGAGCGTATTGACCGTGATGGCTATGTATTAATTAAAGTTTCTGACTCAGGTACCTGGCATGAAAGATGGAGACATAAACACAAGGTGGTATGGGAAAAGGCAAATGGTCCAATACCAAAAGGTCATGTTCTAATTTTTCTTGATCAAAACAAACTTAATATTTCACTTGAAAATTTACAGTTAATTACTCGAGCGCAGCTAGCAAGGATGAATCAAAATAAATTATTTCAACAGGATCCGGAGCTTACTAAAACAGGTGTTGTAATTGCAAATATCTATACAAAAATGGGAGCTCTCAATCGAAAGGAGAAAACAAAATGAAATCAACAGGTATTGTTCGTAAAGTAGACGAGTTAGGTCGTGTGGTCCTTCCAAAAGAATTACGCCGCACATTAGGGATTGAGGAAAAGGATGCTTTAGAAATCTATACGGATAACGACAAAATCATCTTGAAAAAATATCAGCCAAATATCGAAAAGGATGAAGTTATTACTAATTTGCAGAAGATGGCTGCCGGTGCTAAAAACCCAAATGTGCTCGAAACTATTGAACGCGCTATTAAATTAATAAGGTAGGTGAAGAAAATGAATGATTGTCTTTTAGAAGTCCTGGGTGATTACTTTGTATCTAACAACCTATTAAACAAAGGGTGGAAGTTTCATGAGTTTGTAACTGAATGGCAGCGCGGAACTATCGTTTTGAACAAAAAATAAGAGCCCATACCAGTGCAACGGTTCAGGCTCAAATCAAAAACGTTCAATATCAGTATAACAAAGGTGAGTACATGGCACAAATCAAAGAAAAAACAATTGAAAATCAAATAAAAAAATGGCTCGAATCACAGGGCTATTGGTGGATGAAGGTACATGGTGACATGTTTCAAAAGTCAGGTGTACCGGACATCCTAGCTTGTATCAATGGGAAGTTCGTTGGCATTGAAGTAAAGCGTCCAGGTGGAGTTGTGAGTGAGCTCCAAAAATACAATATCGAAAAAATTCAAGCTGCAGGAGGTGTAGCATTTGTCGCATACAGTGTCGAAGATGTCCGAATTAATCTCGACCGATTCCATGTTATATGAGTATCAAAAAGAAGTATTAAATGCTGCTAGACCTAACTGGCTCTATGCCCTTGATACAGGTACCGGCAAAACAATCTTATCCATTCATCATTATTTACTTCATTACAATGGTGAACCGTTACTTATTGTAGCTCCTCCACAAAAAATTAAAGAAGGTGGATGGGATAGAGATATTCAAACGGTTGTTAATCACTATGGTGTAGAAATTCATTATGACCTATTGAGTTACGGCAAGATCGCTAGTGATTGGAAGAATTATAAAGGTTGGTTCGTCATTTTTGACGAGTGCCATTACGTAAAAACATCCACATCACAGCGTGGGAAGGCAGCCAAAAACTTAGTTAAGGCCAGTACGTACTTTGTACTCTTATCTGCCACACCATCTAGCAATGGATGGGGCGATACGATTAATTATTTCATCATGTTTAACATGGCACAAAGTAAGACACAATTTGAGCGTGAGTTTGGTATCTTTGACACCTTATATCTTGGTCAACGCCGAGTGAATAAGGTTGTCGGTTGGACGCATGAAAATGTGCTCAAGCAAATGTATCAATCCTTTAGTGTGAAATTATCCAAGGATGATTGTTTGGATCTGCCACCAATGGTAATCGAGGATGTAATATTCAAACGATCTACAGAGTATTTGAAGCTAAAGAAAGATCGCATTTTAGAGGTTAATGGTGAAAAAGTAGTCTATGACACCTATCCAAAGCTCGCACAAGGCTTACGTTACTATGCCAACCAAAAAAACAAACTTGAATATATTGAAATGCTTGCAGAGGGTACCAATGAAAACATAATCATTTTCTATAACTTTAAAGCTGAAAAAGAAGCATTGCTTCATTTATTAGCCAAGTTAAAGAAAAAAGCGTTTGAGGTGAGTGGTCAAAAATCGGAGTTACCGGCACGCAATCAATGGTCCAAGTTAAAGGGAAGTGTAACGCTTGTTCAATACCAAGCTGGTGCAGCAGGTATTGAATTACAATATGCGAACCTTGTTATTTTCTACACACCAACTTATAGCTTGCAAGATTATGAGCAGTCATTAGGTAGAGCATACCGTAATGGCCAGGACAAAAAAGTAACAGTCTATCATTTCATTACCAAAGATACGATTGAGGAATTAATATACGGTGCCTTGAAAACAAAGAAAGACTTCACAGACGAGCTATTTGTGAAGTATATGGGAGGGTGAAACGGATGGCTGAAACAAAGGAAAAAGCCGTACTAATCGACCTTGGCACTGTACGAATTAAAGAGTATGACAGTCTAAATGTTCAAATTGAACTCTTTGAAGAAGTTCATAATCCTATTACAAAAAAATCATCACATAAGTGGCGATTTAGGGGCTATTCAGATACCATTTTGAACGCTTTAAAACTAATCGTAAACAAAAGAGTTATTGATTGATAGAAAAGCCGCCAACGGCTTGGAAAAATACTTAAAACAAGTTGAGGGGATTCATAACAAAATAATGATTGCTTTGGAGGGTGAAAAATAAATGTTTCAAACAGATGATAAAAATGTCATTGAGAATCGCCGAATTTTTGTCGGTGGTTCGGATGTACCTATAATTTTAGGTTTAAGCAAATACAAAACACCATATGAGCTTGCGAAAGAAAAAACTGGGTTGGTACCAACCGTGTTTGATTCAAATGAATATACAGTCTATGGCCAGGTAATTGAGCCTCAAATACGTGATTACATCAATATAATCAATGAAACAAATTTTAAACCGGATACGGTAATCAATAAAGAACGTAATATACGTGGTAACTGTGATGGCGCTGATTATGAGGAATCATTATTACTTGAAATTAAATCACATGGTAAAAATCCAACGATGGATGTATATCAAGTTCAAATGCAGCTGTATATGAATGAATTTAACCTTGCTGCAGGGTGGTTAGCTTTATATGAACGTCCAGAAAACTTTGATGCTGAATTTGATCCTGAGCGATTAAAAATTGAAGTGGTCCATCGAGATGAAGTACTAATTAATGAGATTTTACAAGCTATCGAGCTTTTTTGGCATCGTTGTGAGGCATTAAAACAAAATCCTGAAATGTCTGAGGCTGAATTTTATTCTATTACCTTAGAAGAAAAAAATGAGATTGCTATTGTTGCCAGTGAAGTAGAGAAATTCGAACTTCAAATTCAATCATACAAAGAAATTGAATCCCAATATAAGGCTATGAAAGACAAGTTGTATCAGTTAATGATGGACCATAAAGTGAAATCATTTGAAACGGATCGATGCACTATTACTTTGGTGCTTCCTACTGAATCCACATCAATAGATACAAAAGCTTTACGTGAATCACACCCACGCATTGCTAAAAGGTTTGAAAAAGTAACGCCTAAAAAGGGCTATACGAAAGTTTCCATGAAAAAAACGAAGGAGGCTAAATGACATGTTTATTATTGATTACTCATCTGATTATTATGGTAACAAAATTGAAACAATTACATTTCATTCAGACAGCACTATTATTGATTTTGCAGCTGAACAATCAGAAAAAGAAAACTTTAAAATTCACCGCATTAACAAATATGAAAACGGAAAATTATGTCCTCATGAATTGACACTAAAAAATGGACGCATTGCCGTTGAGGAATTACCTAAGGAGGCTAAATAATCATGGCACTACCACCAAATAAACCAAAGAAAACTATTGAAACACCGCGTAATTATTTTATCTGGGGACCAACAATGAATGGTAAATCGTATCTTGCAAGTGAGTTCCCTAATCCAGTTATTTTCAATACTGATGGAAATGCAGCACAAATTGAAACACCATCAGTTGACCTGAAAAATGAACGTGATCCAAAGACCGGCACAATAAAAGTTACTGTTGTTGAGCAGATGCTAGAGCTTATTAAAGACCTAGAGAAAGGCGGTCACGGCTTTGAAACAGTGGTTATCGATGTAATTGACGATTTAGTTACACTCATTGAGCAAGCAATTTGTGAGGAAAATGGCGTTGATTATATAGGGGATGTTCCTTACGGCAAAGGTTGGGGCTTACGAAAAACATTCATCACATCAATTGTAGTTCGGCTTAAAGCCCTGCCACTGAATGTAATTTACATTAGCCGTTATGCTACAAAACTTGAAAATAATATTGAAAAACCAATTCCATCATTAGGTGACAAAGATTTAAACGTTGTGAATGGTAACTGTGATCTAAATATCATGTGTCAAAAAATCGGAAAAAAATATCTTCGCCGTGTAGTGGATCGCCGTAAAAATTATCAACGTGATTGGATTGAGGACGAACGTATTTTAAAAATCTTAGATTCTGTTATTGGTGCATTTGATAAAGGTTCCTCTAATGAACCACAACAACCGACAAAGCCAGTTGAGGAAAAGAAATCACTAACTCAAATTGCTGAAGAAGTATCAGTTGAGGTAGAAGATGGCTCTACTACTACTGTGGTAAGTGAAAAAGAAGAGGATGTTGTTTCATCAGAAGAAAATAAAACAAATAATGCTGATCCTAGCATTGAACAATACGTGAAGGACAACCCACCGCCAGCCAATGAACCAAATACAACGGCAAAGGCACCACGTACAGCTAAACCAGGTGCTCCACGAGCACCGAGAGCTCCACGTACAAAATGATTTGTCCATATTGCCAAGAAGAAGCTGAGTTTATCAGTTCAAAGGATTTTTACGGCACCGATTATCGTACCAATTTATATGTATGTAGGCCATGTGATGCTAGGGTGGGTACACATGGGCGAGGTAAAACACCACTTGGCACAATGGCAAATGCTGAATTGAGAGAACTGCGTAAATTGTGTCATGCACGATTTGATGTACGGTGGAAGTTCGGTAAAGTTAGTCGCTCGAAAGCTTATATGCAATTAGCCGATATGATGGGATTAACACGAGAAACGGCACATATCGGTATGTTTGATAAAGAACAATGTAAAAAATTATTATCTTTACTACCAAAGGAGACGAAAACTATGAGTAACTTAGCAGCTATGGCACAAAAATTATTAGCAGAGGGCTTTGATCCTAAAACATCACCGGTAGATGATTATGAGGCACTACCAGAAGGTGGCTATGATGTCGTACTTTCAGAAGTACAATGGCGTGTAAACGATAAAGGTACAGAATGGTTACAACTTGACCTTGAAATTTTAAATGAAGGCTATGAAAATCGTAAACACTTTGGGATGATCTTCTTTACTGAAAAAATGATGGAACGTGCATTGAAGCAAACAATGAAATGTGCTGCAGCTCTTGATATTGAATTAGATCCATCTGTATTTGGTTCACCTGAAATAGATTTAGTAAATGCCTTCAAAGAAGCACTAGGTACTCAGTGCGAAATGGACATTAAACATTCTAAATCTAAAAATGGTACATTTGTTAACTTCTCATTAAGTCAACCGGAGCCTTTCTAATATGTTCAAAGTGTATGATTTTGAGGTTTTCCCTAACGATTGGATGTGTGTCATCTTAAATCTAGCCAACAATAGAATCATACGCATACACAATGATAAAGAGCGCCTACAAAGCGCTCTTTCTTCAAAAGATATTCTTGTTGGCTTCAATAATTACCATTATGACGACATTATTTTGTGGGCTATCATAACAGACCAGGATCCGTATGAAATAAGCCAGCAAATTATAACCGGCACATTTAAACGAAAAGTAAATTGCGGCTTTCTTACATTAGACGTAAAACAAGAGTTAATAAATAAATCACTTTCTTTAAAAGAAGCTATGGCCAATTTAGGTATGAACATCATTGAAACACCAGTAGATTTTGATCAAAAGGAATTGTCACCAGATGAAATAAAAACAATTCTTGATTACTGTGAAAATGATGTAAAAGCAACTGGTGAAGCTTTTCAAAAACGTGAGGATTATTTTACCTCCAAATTTGAAATTATTGAGACATTTAAATTACATCCATCTGATGTAAAAAAGACACATGCAAATTTAGCATCTGCAGTATTAAAAGCTTTCAAAATTAAGAACCATAAGCGAGATCGATTAAAGCTCAGTTATGACAAGCGACTCAAAATTAACGAGTTACCAAAATCAGTTGTCGATTTTTATAACAATATTCACGTTTCCTATTTAGAAGGTGGATCCATAACGGATTTAGAGAAACGGCAATTTGAATACAAGCTTGCCGGATTGACCCATACGTATGGCTTTGGTGGATTGCATGCAGCAAAAGAAAATTATTTAGGGGAAGGGTATTTTCTTCACATCGATGCGAAGTCTTATTTTCCAACATTAAAGATTAATAATGGCTTTATCAGTAGAGCTGCTAAGAAGCCTGAACGATACGAAAAAATATACCTGGAACGATTAAAGTATCAAGCTGCAGGTGAATCAAAAGAGGAAATCTATAAGATTTTACTTAATGCTGCAGTAGGAGCTTGTAAGTCAGAATTTAATGCGCTATTTGATCCACAACAATTTAACAACATCGTAGTAAATGGCCAACTTATTCTTACACATTTGATTGTGTTATTAGAGCCTTTTATAGAGCTTATCCAATCAAATACAGATGGCTTAATTGTTAAATATGAGGATAAGTCATTCCGACCGTTTATCGATGAGATAATCGAGCGATTTAGCAAACAATATAAAATAACTTTCAAAGTAAATGAGATTAATAAGATTGCTCAACGTGATGCCAATAATTACTGTGTCCGTTATGCTGATGGAAAAATTGTTGCAAAAGGAATAATGAAAAACTTTGAGGGTGGTACCTGGGAGCGTAATAGTTTATCTATTATCGATACTGCCCTGGTCAATTACTACATGCATGATATACCTATTCAAAAAACGGTCATTAATACATTCAAAAAAGATTTAACAGCATTTCAACTAGTGGCTAAACAAGGGAAATTCGAGGGTATATCTTGCGAAGTATTTGAGGATGGTCAAATGCAAATGAAACAGATGCAGAAAGTAAATCGTATTTTTGCAACTACTGATCCAAAGCGTGGCGGTGTTTATAAGGTACGTGATGAAAAATATCAAAAGGTTTCTAATAGTCCAGAGCAAGCCATTGTGTGGAATGGTCCACTTGATCAGTTTGAGAAACGAAAAATCGATTTAAATTGGTACGTAAAAATGATTCAAAAACAATTATTTGTGTGAATTGTGAGGTGATTGATTTGAGGTTCAGAAAACCAAACTACCATGAAGTTTATTTGGCCAATTTCAAAAATGATAATTGGTGCCATGAAGTTCATATTGCTACGATTACACCGAATTTAGAAATTATTATTCATGTTCCTATTGAATTGTTTTTTCACAATAGAAGTTATGGAGTGATCATTGGATATGTTTCTGAGGGGGATTGGGTAAGCAAAAATTTCATGTCGATTAGAACGAAAAAGCAAGAGTATGCTGGTTGGCCGCCAATATTAACACCAGAAGATTTTGAAAGAACCATTAAATTGATGGTTGAAAAGGAAAAATTTAAAGGTGAGAAATATCGCGAAGATCCACAAAAATATCCATTTTGGAAAGAATACATTTAACACAAAAAGGGAGCTAACAATTTATGAAAACAGCAATACCGACTAACGAAACAAATAAGGATATTCAAATTAATGTCCTTTTCAAGAAAATGCAGAAGGATGATAAAAAAGAAGTTTTAATGTTTCATATCTTAACTGATGAAACGAAGCATGCAGCCGATTTATTAAAGTTAACAGGTAAAATGACCATTTTGACAATTTCAGATGATGAGGGACCATATGAGCCAATTCAAGCTGAATTTGTGAACTTACAGCGTGACAATAAAAAGACTGTACTCAAATTTAATGTAGCAACAGAGGATGTAGACCGAGTGAACGCAATTTATCCTGCAGCTGGTACCAATATTTCTTTATTAATACAGCCTCAACAAATGAGTATGGAAGATATTGAGGCTGAACATGAGGGGATTCCTTATGAGATCAATCCTGATGGTACTGTAGAAGTTAATTCAAATCAGGAGGAATAGTTTGAAGAAAGTTCCAACGAAAGGGGTGCTACGGTTTGAAGTCAACTATAAAGCCATTGCGCTATATCGAGCTAGAAGAAAAAAAGCCTAAACACTCATTCGACATATTTTCTACAGACCACAAAAATTATAAAGATGCTGGTGTCATTTTAACAAAAGATATTGTGGTCGTGGATTTTGACACTAAATCAAATGCAGCCGAGTATGTTTACTCGGCTTATCCAACGTTACGAATTGAAACGAATCGAGGTTTTCACCTTTGGTATAAGCGTCCAAAGGCAGAGGGCATGACTACACCAATTAAAAACTATACAGATAAAACAACAGTGGCCGGATTAAAGGTTGATTATAAGACTGGCACTCGCTCACAAGCTACGATTAAGCAAAATGGCAAACTTCGACCAATGGAAAATGCTCATTATTTTGAAGATGTGAGTACATTACCAGAGCTTCCTTTGCTCTTGTATCCTTCTAAATTAAAACATAATTTACTAGGCATTAAAGAAGGGCAAGGGCGCAATAGTGCAATATACAGTCATTTACTCACAACATTAGAGCAATATGGCACCGATATGATCGATAATGAAACGTTACAGATACTAGCAACTTTCATTAATACCCAAGTATTTGCTGAGCCAATGGGTGATGACGAGCTTAATAACACAATAAAATCTGTTTTAGAGAAAAAACCAGCACCTAGTTCACAACAATGGCTAAATCCAAAAGACATGGTAATGACCAGTGAAGTTCTAGCTAAACGCCTGGATCTTCATTATTACAACAATCAAATTTATTTTAAGCAGCTGGATCGTTACATTAGTGATTCTAATAAACTGCTTCGTGAAATAGACAAGCATATAAAATTAAAGCCGGCACAACATAAGCAGTTGCTTGAGCTATTTAAAATTAAATCAAATGTAGTAGAGGACAATGATTTTGTTATCCAGCTGCCTAATGGCGTAATTATCGATGATGGCGAGCCAATAATAATCGATGCCGGTTTTACACCTTATTATTTGGATGTCCAATATGATGAAGATGCCTATGACGAGCATGTTGATAAATTTTTAGATTTCTTTACTTGTAACCGAAAAGACTTACGAATTGTGATTGAAGAAATGTTTGGCCATATTTTAATGACCAAAGGTTTTCCACATAAAGTTTTCTTTTATAAGTCGGAAAAAGGAAACAACGGTAAATCAACCTTATTAAAAATGCTAACCGCATTTACAAACGGTCTGGAAACGAACGTGCCTTTAGATAAATTTGATGATGATACAGCTGTATATGGGATGTCCGGTAAATTGATGAATATTGCTGATGATATAGACGCGTCATACCTGGACAAGTCAGCAAATTTTAAAACGCTGGCTTCAGGGGATCCAGTAATGTTGCGCCCAATCTATTCAAGCCCTATTACCATACGTTCAAAAGCAACTCTTATTTTTACTTGTAACAAGATGCCGCAATTTAAAGATAAATCAGGTGGTATTGGTCGGCGCTTAGTTGTCATTCCTTGTGATGCAGAAGTTAAAGTTATCGATGAAAATTTAGATGAAAAGCTTTCGAGTGATACAGCCAAGTCTTACATACTAAAATTAGCACTCGAAGGAATTAAGAGAATACGTAAGAATGGCAATAAACTGTCTGAATCAGCCACAATCGAACAGCAAACAATAGAATATTTCATTCAATCTGATAGTGCTCTTTCATTTTTACATTATTATAGTGATGAAATCGATGGAAAGAGGACCCGAGATGTCTATGCAATGTATGTAGCTTACTGTGAAGATGAAGGGCACAAACCTGCTGGGAGTACCGAATTCGGTCGTAGGATGAAGAAAGAAGGCTGGGAGTCAAGGGTTATAAAAGTTATGGGGAATTCCGTTAGAGTTTATAAAAAGGTTACGGATGAGGTAACAGATGAAGCGACATAACTGTAACTCTCTCAAAAGCCTATTTATCAAGGGTTAAGGAATATATTTATATGAATGAGGGTTACAGATAAAAAAATACATCTGTAACCTCTACAAACCCTTATTATATATATATTTATATTAATATTATTTCTTTAGTTACAGATAAATAATAGATATAAGTATATAAAAAATAAATAAAAAGAAAAAAAGAAAGAAATAAAAAAATATATAAAGAAAAACGCTTAAAAATCTGTATATCTGTAACCAAGTAGCTTAGAACATTGATATATCAGCGTTTTTAGGGTTACAAACATCCTGTAACGGCTTGTAACCATATTTGTAACCTTTATTGAAAGTAGGTGCTTAATGTGAGTAAATTCGCATGGCTCAAAGATTATCGAGAGTTAGAATATGAAATTGCTTATTTAGAACTTAATTTAGTACGAACGAAAACAGAATTGAAACGCTGGGTACAAGGTGATTTAGCAAAAGTAAAATTAGCTGCTGATAGCCAAGGAAGTAAGGTAGAGGAAATTATTGAACAGATTGAATGGGAACTTGCTCATAAGATGAATAACTTATTTGATATAAAAAAGTTAGTAAAAACCTTTGAAGGACTTGAACACAGAATATTAATAGGTAAATACATTGAGCATAAAACATTAGAACAAGTGGCAGAGGAATTAGGATACAGTGCTCAATATATTTATAATAAGCATGCACAAATAAGACGGATGGTATCATTCGCTGAAAACTATACGGTAAAATCTTCACATAATATTACCTTAAGTTAAGCCAATGTTAAGTATTGAAAAACCGTAATATGATGGTAGTGTAATAGTTTTCGGAGAGACTATTTCTAGGTTTGCCATAAAAGGTTACTCCATGAGAGACTACTAAATTGGTAGTCTCTTTTAATGACAATCCATTCCATTTATCCTATGATATAGGTAGATGGGAGGTGTATTATAATGGCAAAAACAGATAAAGAGTTAGCTGTTGAATTAACAATAGCAGTTGTAAAAGCAAAAGCAGATATTATTACTTCTATTCAAGATAATAATTCCGCAAAACAAACTCAGTTAGCTACAGCATTAAGTGACGCAGTAACTACTGAAACCTTCAATCAAATCTATCAAGCGATTAATAGTAAATAGTATTTTAAGCATCTCATCTGAGATGCTTTTTATTATGAAAATAACCTAATAAATATTTCCATAAACACTTGTAATTTAGTACCATATATGGTACTATAATAGTGGGAGGTGAAACATGGCAAGGATAGAAAAAATCATCAAAAAGATGAAAAATCAACCAAAGGGAATAACCTTCACGGAAATAAAAAAAGTCCTTGAACATTATGGATATAAGGAGATTAGAATTAGAGGCTCTCATCACCATTTCCAAAACGAACAAGGACTTGTAACAACCGTCAAGCGAGAAAATCCAGTAGATATTCAAGCTGTGAAGGATGCACTAAACAGAATAGGGGATTAACTTCCCCTTCTGTTTTCCCTTCTATCTTAAGCCATAACACATGAAAAATCAAAAAGACTTACATTATTATTTGTCGTTACCGTATACATTTCAAGTGCGTAAAACAGAGAATGGGTATTGGGCTAATGTTAAAGAAATAGACGGCTGCCATACGCCAGCATCTACAATCGAGGAAGCTTATAAAGATTTAGAAATGATTCTAAAAGACCATATTGAAATTCGATTAGAAAATGGTAATCCAATCCCTGAACCTGTCGACCAGGACTACAGTGGTAAATTTAATGTGCGTGTTCCTAAGACATTGCATAAGCAGCTGGCTCAAGAAGCAGAAGCCGAGGGTGTATCATTAAATCAATATGTTGTTTATAAGTTATCTAAATAAGTAAGTGAGGTCACGTTCTTTTGAGCGTGGCTTTTTGTTATGGCTTGAAAGTCTGTCGTATCAAGGTTTATGGGTCCTTCTGAGACTTTGTTTCCGTGCGGGGCTTGCGAGCCCCAAAAGTCGTCTATTTTTGTTTTAAAAATTTTACTTTCGCTTTCGCTTGTGGAGGATGAAAGTATCAACTTTGAAAAATTTCCTTCATCTAATGTTTTGGAAAATGTATCAAGAATATAAGTGTAAAAGCGAAAGTGAGGTGTGAGATATGACAAAATCCAAAGCGAAAGTAGATAACCTTGCTACTTTGGAAATTGGAACAAGTGAATTTGCAAAATTAGTGGGGAAAACGCCGCAATGGATTCGTCAGTTAACACGTGATGGTGTACTCACACAATGCGGTCGTGGTAGATATAATTTGGCAGAAAACATTCATGCTTATATTGAACATGCTTCAGGTGGTAAAGAGGAGAATGGAAAGCCACGCTATGTAGATGCCAAAACGGAGCATGAAATTTTAAAGAAAGAAAAAACGGAATTGCAAGTGCAGCAACTACGTAGTCAATTGCATGCTGCAGAAGATGTACGGCTAGTTATGGGTGATATGATTTTAAGCGCTAAATCGAAATTATTGACGTTACCTGTGCGGATAGCTGGGCAACTGGAAGGCGAGTCCACTAAAACGATTGAACAAATATTAAAAACAGAAATTGAAGATACTTTGACCGTTTTAGTGGATTATTCACCAAAACTTTTTGAAAAAGAAAGTAGTGAATAAGTTGGTTGAGGAAAAAACAATCAATTTATTTAAAGATTTAGCGCAACTGTGGTCCCCTCGTCCAAATTTAACAGTTTCAGAGTGGGCTGATAATTATCGTATTTTAACGTCTGATACATCTGCTGAAGCGGGTCCATGGCGAACGAGCCGAGCACCATACATGCGTGAAATTATGGATTGTATTACAGATTCAAATACTGAAGAAGTAGCGGTTATGGCATCAGCACAGGTTGGCAAAACAGAATTTATGTTAAATA